GGATATGTTCGTCGCCACCAAATGGACCGCAGAAAGCCCAAAGGATAAGAATTATTTAGTAATGAGCGGTAAGACCCCGCAGAAGTTCATATTTAATAAGTTCAAGACACAAAAGACATACGGGCAACAAGTTATACCAATTGAAAATACGGCAGAGAAGCCCCTCGCCGATTGCATCTCTACATATCTTAAACATCACCCTCTCGTTAAGGGCAATAAGTCCAAAACGGCAGAATATAAATTTCTCGTCAATTACGACGGGACACCGCTCTCGTCCGTCAACGCCATTACTCGCATTTTAAATAAAATTTTCGGTAAGAAGATAGGCTCTTCCATGTTGCGCCACATTTACTTATCGTCAAAATATGATATTGGCGATATGGAAAAAGACGCTGCCGCAATGGGGCATTCGCTCGAGGAGCAACGTAAGTATTTGAAAGAGAAGGATCCTAAACCGCCGTCGGCTTAATCCACGGCATACGTTTTTTTTGTTCTTCTTGTGCGACGGCTTCCTCCTGTGCTGCGATTTGCGCCTCCTGCGCTTCCTGTGCTGCGATTTGCGCCTTTTTTGCTTTTATTTCTTCTTGCACTCCAGGTTTGAAGTAAACCATCGCCGTAGAGGTCTTCTTCTTTTGTAGAAGCCCATCACGGATAAATTTACAAAGTCTATGACCTAGCATTTGCGAAGATTTCACATGCGCTAAATCGTTCTCTCGGCAATATTGCTGATACTGGCGAAATAGGTCGCCCATTTCTGCCTCTGTGCCGTCCCAGTTCTTAATAAATAGCGTCTCGGCACTCTGCTCGCTCTCGATAATGTGATTTTGATACGCATTTTCGGGCAACTTGCGGGGGTCAAAGTTGGAAATATCAAGCGTTGCGAGATATTTACCAATCACAGCCGCACCGCGTGGGCTGAAGAGCATACGGCGGATTTCGTCGAAATATTTATGGTCGCCGACCCGATCCGCCGAACATGCGAAGACGTTAAATCGGCGTTCATTGTCTTCTACTTGCACCGGTTTAGCCTCGTTTGAAGTGAATAAGTAGCGATTATAGTTATTTGCAGTCATTGACTTTACTCCCTTGGGATTAAATGTTTGATTGTGTGCCGTGATACGTGCTTTCATTTCGCCGATATGCTGTCGGTTTAGTGCGCCTGAAGCCTCTTCTAATTTAATGAAGAATTTGTTTAGGCGGTCGCAATCGTATTTATCCCAAAATTGCGTAGTGCTGGTGTAATTGTGATAGTATTTTTCGCCAACAATCCATTCGCTGATTAGGTCGCCGTATGTATCTTTACCGCACCCCTTCTCACCTGTTAGAATAATTGCAGTTTTGGGATTTTCAAATGGTTTTTGAATTATATGAGCCGTCCAATTGAGTAGATACTCGGCTAGGGGCTTCTGTTTACCTGTAAGAATATCCACAAGGTCAAGGAATAGTTTAACCTCGCCTTGGTCGTCAGCTGGTTCAAATGTTGTATAACGGAATATCGTCGGCGGCGAATAGGTATTTGGGTCATCGCTCGGCTTCTGGTCTATCTTGGTAATTGTGCGCCGGTCGTTGTCGTGGAGCCACAGGTCAATAAATGAGGTTCTATCTTTAATAAGTTTGGAATGCGTAAAATCGTATTTGATAAACATCGTCTTCGCATGTGGGATTTCATAAAATGCGATATTATCGGCGTTCACCTCTGCAATGGTATTGCTTGGTGCGTAATAGAAATGGTTCTCTTCGAACTCTGTCTTACGCTCATCATACATTTCTTTCGATACTTTGAAATCAACCTCTCCATCGTTTGCAGGAACCTCAAAACTATCAAATTTTTTATTAACGAGTTCAATTTCATACCCCGTTTTATTACGAACAGCTTCCTCTATGCGTCGTAGAACGCTCTCATCAAATGTATTTTTAGGGTCCTTGCGGATCATAACGCCGTCGTAAGCGAGAACATCAACCGACCAGCCCTCGGCGTAGAGAGCTTGACGCATCGCAATCATAATGCGACGCTCTTCAGTCTGTAGAATGTGCGATAAGAAGATGCCGCATGTATTGCCGTCCTGCTTTTTTACATACGCCAGTAGTTGCGAATAACGTGTATCATTCATTAGGTGCGTCTTTACGAAACCTTTAACTTCATCTTGTAGTTTCTTAAGAAACGGATACTCATTAGCACCATTATAGAATATCTTAATAATTGCTTCTTTGGCTTCGTCTCGGTTGTCGCTAATCTGTGCGAGATAGGCATCTCGGTTGTTGCAATATTTGGCGACTTCCACCATATCCACATTCCAATAGCGTTTAGCAAACTGAACGAGAATAACGGGGTGAGCGTTCTTAACGTCAATATCGTAATAGAATTGTTCGCATAGAGTGCCTCGGCATTCCTTTTTAAGGGTTTCCATACCCCCCTTTGTTCCATACATGCGACCAAACCCTAATTTACCGGCGCCGGTCTTGGGTAGGCTATATGTAATACGGGCTGAACCCTCGATGCTTCCTTTACGGCGGTTCTTATAGAGTGCGTCCAGAATGGACGAAACGCCTGCATCAAATTCATCACGCTTCGACCACAGGAAGCCGAGAGCCTTACGGCTAAATACTTGTTCGCAAACGATAGGCTCATTGAAGAGGCACATCTCGGTCGGTTGGGAGGTCATTCTTATACCTGTTGATGCGATTTTAATTTTGCCGGGGGGTTGCGTTTTGCTCGGCGGGGGGTTGTAAATTTTGCCGGGGAGCCGGGAGCCAATCAATTTTGTCCGCCGATGGCGAGAAAAAACGGGTTTCATGCGGATCCGGCGGTTTTTTCGGGGCGATGGAGATGTTGGTTGGAGATGTTATGGAGATGTTTTTAGCGTCCCGCCCCGTTTTTGTATCGTGTAGCCGTAGGGAGTGGAGATGATGGAGATGATGGAGATGTTGGACCAACTCCACACCAAAAATGACCCCAAAAAATCTACCGGTCAAGAACCGGTAAAAAATTTGGCGGTCATTCTCTGGTATAGACCCCAACATCTCCATCATCTCCATTCTTATAAGAAAATATATAAAAAAAATAAAAATACTATAGGAAATCCACATAAAACGAAATGGAGATGTTGTCGCCAACATCTCCATAACATCTCCATTTTTGACCCCAACATCTCCATTTTCAGGCGTGGCGGGAGTTTTTCGGCAACCCCTCCAGCTCCTGGGCGGTAAATCTTAAAAACTACCGGTTTCAAGCCTCCATAAAAAACGAACGCCATCGTATAGAATGGCGAACCCCTGGCTTACCCATCTGGCGGCATACTGCAAGGCACACCCGAGCATGTCCCGTAAAGACGCAATGAAGGCGGCGGCGAAGACATACAAGAAGAAGGACGGCAAGAAGTAAATCAAATTTTGGCGGTCATTCTATTATACCAGTCCATAAAATGGACTTATATAATTTAGTAATTAGCATTTATGCGTCGCATTCCACAGCCAACACTATAGAGGCGTAGCAGTTGGAAGGGATATTTAGTTCTACGCCGTTGTCGTCTACCATGCGAATAGTAATAGACGCAATATTCTCCAGCACTGCGGGGAATTCAATACGATACGGAGACGAGAACGCCAATAGTTGCCCTGGATCTACATTACACGGCACGGCGAACGTTGTATTGTAATCACGATTAGCCGAATATGTGGAAGCGGTTAAATTCGTCTGCAGGCGGATTTGGTTCGTGCGATTGATGACGGCGGGAAATCCATCGGCAACCGAAGCGCCAGATAATGGATATGTTTGCTTTGCGAAACCGATTAGGAAATTGCCGTATAAGGCTCCCTGGGCGTTGCCGTCATATCCAGCGGGTGCGGTAGTGCCTGCATTATCTCTCAAAGTTAAACGAAAGGTCGTCTGTCCGTCGGTGGGGTCATCTTGCGTAAATGATAAATTTCTAATACGAGCGTCGGCGTTGCCTTGGAATAGATTATTCATATAAGTTACAAATCCCGTAATCGTTGTAAAATATTGATTATAGTCAATTGTTACTCTCTTTAATGTTGTCGGTGCGTCGCTTTGGTAAAACGAAAAATAACAATCCGTCGCCGTGAACGGCGTAATGAATTGAGGCATCGTAAAAGAGATAAAATGGACTGCTCTCGCACTTTGTATCTGTTGCTGTATTGCCTGGGTGAAATTAGTCGGCGAACCTGAACCGGGCAACCAGTTAGATAAGATAATCTGGCGGTTAATTCGTTGAGCCATTGTTTAACAAGAGATTAGATTATTTATTTAGCGCTTCTTCAATTGCTCTATATCTGTCTCTGGTCGCTTCCCTTCCGCCCCGTATTCTTCCTAATACTTCAGGTGGAAGGACATCTTTAGCGACTTTATTCACATAATCCCGCCGACTTTCTGCGGTCCCCTTTGCCTCGTAGCCCTTACGAAAATCCTCATAGGAAACGGGAACACGGGGTAGTTTATGACGAGAGCCAGAACCAGCCGATCCGCCGCCGGTGGTTTGCTGAACTTCACGATGTCCGCCACCTGCACCAGCACGGACCGGGGTCACCTGTAGCGCATCAAGGCGATTAGTCAGGCTGTCCTCGACTACACGACTGACCGGATTACTTCCATTGGTTCCGTAATTGTGAGGTGAGCGTCCAGCAATCGCCGACATCTGCCGATCCATTTTCTCGGCTTTTGTGCGAGTGCTGGGGTTATAGTCAAATTCGCCGAGTTCTTCAAATTTAGTAGTTCTGCGGTCAAATATGCGACGCTGGCGGTCAAGTTCGCTCTCTGGTAGGTCTCCATGGCTCAGCCCTCCGCGATCATTCGCTCCGTCCACGTTCGGCAACACGTTCGCACGATACGACGAGGCGGGAGCGTTAGACATTGCAACTATTGGGTTTCCGCTGGTGTGATACTGGGGACCCTGTGCCTTCTTTAGTGCTTCCTGTTTGCCCTGTTGGAAGAGTTCCGCCAGACGCTTAATCGTTAATTCGGTCTTACCAGAGAAGCGAACCTCCGTAGGCACGACACCGGCTTCGGTGGCGATTTCCTTCGGCAACTCATAGCCACGGGAACGGGCGAAATCCTGTATAATGCTCTTACGCCCCTGATGGAAGCGAACACGGGCGGCGTTTGGGCTTTCGGTAATGATTTTGATTTTCTGCGCTCGCATGTAATCGTTCGCCTCTTCCTCGGTCAGCCCCTGTAAAATAAGGGCTTCCACTTCGAGAAGGTCTTGCATACGATTTTTCTCGGCGAACTGCTGGGCGAGTAGTGCTTTCGCTACATCATCAGTCGAGGCATGAATTGCGAGGAGTTTCTCATAATCTGCCTTCGTCTGGTTATTGAGTTCCTGAATGTAAGGATTAAATGAATTCTTACCAGCTTTCGGCAGAGCAACAGCACCACCTGCGAACGCCTTATTGGCTTTTGGAAACTGCGGGACCCCGTGCGACTGCAAAGGATTAGCACCCATTTTCTTAGCCGCCGCCTCATAGTCAAAAACACCACGAGGGGCGAAATATGGGTGCTTTCCCTTACGCAAAAAATCACCCGCTAAATACGTGCGGGGTTCAGTAGAAACGGAGGCATTCGTTAAGCGAATAGCGCCGATCATTGTTTTATTTATATGAGAGATTTAATTCCGTCCCATCATTCGCCTCAATAAATCCATTTGTAGATTTTCTCTATGCTCTCGTTCTTCAGCACGGGCGGCGTATTCTGCCTGTTTGCTGTGGTAGGGCTGGGGACCCCTACCCCTGTAAGGGTCAAGAGGTGATGGCGCAACAGGCGATATAAACTCGTTGTCTGGCTCTGGCTCTGGCTCTTTCTTGGGCTTGGGCGCTGGCTTCTTGCGGATCGTCTTCGGCTTGGGCTTCTCTGGCTCGGGGAGTGTTTCGGGCTTTTCAATTGGTTTAACTTCTTTCGCCGCCTTCAACTCCTTTATTTCGTTACGCATGTCGGTCAGCATTTCCTGTAATTGGTTCTCGAATGGCGACGCTTCAGGGACTGCAATACCGACTTCTTTCGCTTTTGCTCGTCCCGCATTTAATACGCTGGTCGCCTTCTCCTGTAGTCTTTGAGCCTTGTTAATTGTCTGGGTTACTTCTTTTACCTTACGGACGGCGGTCTTTTCGGCGACCTGTTTCGCCCGTCCCTTCGCCAACCCTGCTAAACGTCCTTTTAGGTTTGCTACTGGCTTTACTATAGGAATATCATCAAGCGGGACGAATTCCGTCTCGTCGTCGCTGCTGGAGTTGCTCCTCGGTGACGGGAGGTTCTTCGTCGGCATCTGTGGTTGTCTCTTCCTTGCTACAGAAATTTTTATTTAGAAAATCACAATAGTTTTCAACAGCGAATAGCACATTTTCAAAAGCGCTACGAACACTATCGGCATCATTACACCCCATACAAATAGTAACCATCGTTTGCCGGAGGCGATTACTCAAGTCGGTTAATAGCCTGTTCCGCTGTCCCGCATATTCCGCCCGGGGTAGTTCCTTCGGCTGGTCCTTTAGTGTTATTTCCATCGTCTGCAGGCTTTGGCTTCCACTCAAGGGCATTAGGTTTTGGTTCTACCATTACTTGCGATATTGTTTTTAGTGCTTCTGCCGTTTCGGGTTTGAAGCATGAAAGAGCGTAGCCATCTGGATAGTGATACTTGCGAAATAGCTCAAGACCTGGGCTTCGCAAGATATTAGGAATAGGTAAACGGCTTAAGCGTGGGTCGGTCGCAATCGTTGGATCCATTTTTTCTATTACTACATTAGAAAATAATGACGAAGGTCGTCCCCATAAAAGGCAGACGGCTAAAGTTTGTCCGTTTGGAAGTCAGTCATAACCAATATAAAAAATGGAGAGCCGTATTTCAAGATATAGCGACAAAGAAACTATATGTTAGAGATTTCGGCGGGAAGCACATAGACGGCGAGGATTACATAGATTACACGAAGGATCCGCCAGCAACGGATAAGCAACGAGCCGAGTATCGTCGCCGACACGGCAAGGACGTAACCAAAGCAGAAAAAGAAGCAAAGGAACACGACGACGAATTATATCTTGCAACACCTGGTATGCTGTCTATGTTCCTGCTATGGGGAGATACGCACGACCTAAAGAAAAATATGGTTCAATGGCGTAATAAATATTTGAAGGGGAATTTTTTAAAGGAAGAGCATCAATCGCCCCATTTAGAAATATCTAATGAACTGGTAAAGCAATGACGGATAAACGCCCCGATTTTACCATACGCAAAGTCCACACAGAGAAAGAAGAAGAAAAGAAACCGCTAGATAAATTCCTAATGAAAATGAACTCTATCACCGCTTTCGTTGCACCAACAAATAGCGGTAAAACAAACCTGATTGTAAACCTGTTAAACAGAAAACAAATGTATCGCAAACGCTTTGATTATATCGTTCTTATTAGTTCAACATATCATATCGACGATATGTGGCGTAAGGCAAAGGGAATAGATGAAATTTTTGAAAAGTATGACGACGAAATATTACTCAGTATTATAGACCAGCAAAAAGCAAACCTGCAGAAGGAGGGACGAGAGGATACGCCTAACGTGTTGGTAATTTTGGACGATGTAATAGATAGTCTGCCTAAAAATACTTCTGCATTAAACTCGCTGTCTATGCGTCTACGCCATTATAAGGTTACATGCTGGATTACGACGCAGAAGTTCAACCGCTTACCGACAACGCTCCGTAATCAAATCCAATACTATATTTTGTTTCGTGCAGCTGCGAGAAACATCAAAGAGCGAGAAGGAATTACAGGCGAGGTA